GAGGTCGGTGCATATATTGCCGCCATCAAGCAGACCATATTTGTCCAGCAAAAAGCGCCAGTCTGCATCCTGACCCATACCAACAAAACAATAAGCCGCCAAGACTCTGATGCCATGGCCCGTGGTGCATCAGCATTCACAGGCGATGCAACGCTGACAGGCGTGCTTTTCATGGATGAGGACAACCAAAGATATCTCAAGCTCACAAAGACCCGCTACGAGCCAGCATTCAGAGAGATCAAGTTTGACAGCATCACATTCCCAGAAGTGGTCACCACACCAGCTGGCGACATGCAAGAGATCATTTGCCGGGTATCTATTCCGGCCATGTCGTCAGAACAAGACCGAATGGCCGCCAAGCAATTGATGCAAGACAGCGCCAGAGAGCAGCGCATCCAGGACAAGTGCGATGAGGTCTGCATGCATGTCCAGTCCATCATTAACGACAAGGGCAATGTCATCATGCGAAGCGGGCCAGGTCGCCCCAACATTCCAAAAGAACTCACAACCCACTACCAACTAGATTGGACTGAGATATTCAGCAGCGTCAAAGGCAGTGATGCAGGCTATATCCGCAAACACATTGGCACGGCCATCTTCACCAGGTTCGCTCCAAATGAGCCACTGTCTGGGTGGGTGAGGTTGACATGATTGGTCTAATGTGGAAAGGCGGAACTAATGCGGAACTAATGCGGAATTCCGTATTAGACAATGGCTGGGATTGTTGGATAAGTGGGGTCATTAGACCCACTTATCCACAGACCAGTCTCGGCTTGGAAGGTACTTCAGTTTCTAATGCGGAAAGGCGGAAAAAACCTTAAGGGCTTTCCGTATTAGAAGCGAGCATTAGATGGTCAGACAAGGAGGAAAGTTATGCACAGGTTATCCACAGATCAGGAATTTATCGAAGATGACAGGGTTTTCTGTCAAAACTGCGCTAATGCGGAAATGGTCGAACAGCGCCAGTCCATGCCAGCGGATCAGATGGAAAAGCATCGCAAGGTCAACGCAAAACCTTTGCAGTGGATGTTTGACCAGGCAAAGATCAGGAATAAATGGAAAGATCAGGAATGGATGGGCAACTGTCACATGGTCCGAACGCCAGTGCGGCAAAAATGGTCTGGCCGCATTCCCGGCAGATGTGAAGCACCGATGCCACATGTTCCAGGCCAAACCCTCGGCTGTAGAATCCGAGGAATGGTGGTTGACTTAAAGCGCAAAAGGAAAAGTGTTGAACACATTGACCAGGTCAAGGTGGTGCAGCACTTTCGTGCGTTTTATCCGGATGTCATCATCGCGGCAATACCGAATGGAGGCGATAGAACGGCCTCAGAGCGCGTTAGGTTGCATTCTGAGGGTGTACTGGCAGGGATGCCTGATCTGTGCGTTCTGGAGGCTAAAAACGGGTTTCACGCGCTGTTTGTGGAGATGAAGACGAAGGTTGGTGTGGTATCGAGCAAACAAAGTGCTGTGGGTTTGCAGTTAAACGCAAAAGGATATCGGTCAGTGGTCGCAAGGTCAGCAGCCGATGCAATCAAAACAATTGAGGAGTATTTGAATGGCAACAGCAAAGAAGAAGGCCCAGACACTTGCAGAGGTGGCTGACAACATTGCCGAAAGGCAGATGAACCTCAGAGAGAAGGCAGCCATTGCACGCAAAGAAGCCTCTGAGGTCAACAAGAAAATTCACAGAGCTGGTGGCGAAAGTGCCATCTTAGACAAGCTCTCACAAGGAGATACCATTCTCAGCTTGGCTCGGTCGATGGGGATAAGTCACACGGCTTTTTATGACTGGATCGACAGAGGAGGTGCAGAACGGGCTGATGCCCTTGCGCGCGCCCGTGCGCGAGGTGGTCGAAGTTTAGCAGAGCAGACGATCGAAATCGCAGACAGCGCAAGCCCTCAAGAGGCACAAGTGGCCAAGCTGCGCGTGGATACCAGGCGCTGGCTGGCCTCCAAACAAGCGCCAGACGAGTATGGCGACAAGCAGCAGCCACTGGTCAGCATAGACCTGGGAAGCATGGCTCTGGACGCATTGCGCAAGCGCAGCATCACAATCGAGTAAGTGAATACCGAAGCACTCAGTCACTTTATACAATGACCATTATGTTAAGTGGATAAGTCGATATCCACAGAAAAAGTAATGCTCTGGTGTTACTTGCAAGGTTATCCACAGGAATCTGTGGATAGAAGTGGACAAGGTGCTGTGGACAAGCCTGCCGTGGCCACCAGCCGACCTGGGCGCGAGCCCCCCCCCGGCTGCCGTTTGGCGGGGGCGACTGTGGCGGTGCTAAACACCTACAAAAAAAATTTTTTAAAAAAATTTTGAGGTAGTTGACATAAACCGCAAAAAACAATCACAATTCGATCTCCAGCAACCAAACCAGTAAACCTATGAAAACCAAACAGGCAACAGTCATCATCGACAGGCAGGAGTGGATCGTCTTAGACACTGATGAGCGAAGAGACCGAAAAGTTTTTTGCACACTGATGAGTCCAGACGGCATCACGACCTGGCACACATGGGTGGACGAAGAGTTAATCAAAGGAATAATATGAAAACCGAAATGCTTATTAAGGTGCGTCAGTTATTTAATGTTGATTATGTGCCGCGCCATATAAATCGACATAATCAGAAACAATATATTAAATCTATTCGCCAGTTAGGTGATAAATGGTTAATCCACAAAACAAACAAAATAAATAAAATCCAATGAAGAGTAATTTTGTAAATAACCACCTGAGATTAAATGGGAATACCCATGCGCATAAATTGCAGCTGTGCAGTAAGTGCAATCAGCAAAAGCCTCCAGAGGGTGGGGTTGAGATGAGTGCGACAAAGTGGGTGTGTGCATCGTGCTGGACCGACCGGGTGACTGGGAGGAATTTGAAGCAAGTGAGGCAAAACAAATGAATGAGCTGTTGACAGTGCTGCACCTGGAGGTGGTGATCCTGGACCTAAAGATCAAGATGATGGAGGCCATTGAGAGTGGGTACTATGACCTGGCCATGACTTACCAGCTGCTGATCTTGGTGCGAAGTGATGAGCTGAACGCGCATAAGTTTGCGATGCCTGCCAAGCAGTGGTCTGTTTATCGGACAATGAGTCCATGATTAAAGAGAATGTGTTTGAGCAGTGGGTCAAGAGATATCAGCCTGACCCCGTGCTGTTTGTCCAGGAAGTGCTGGGGGTTGACCCTGATGTCTGGCAGATTGAGTTTTTGAGGGCCATCGCCCGTGGGGATCGGAAGATATCGGTTAGGTCTGGCCACGGGGTGGGCAAGTCAACAGCTTCATCCTGGGCCATGCTCTGGTACTTTATGACCAGGTCGCCAGTCAAGGTGGTGGTCACTGCACCGACAAGCAGCCAGCTGTATGACGCGATGTTTGCTGAGCTGAAGCGCTGGATCAACACGATGCCTGTGCCTTTGCAGGGATTGCTGACAGTCAAGCAAGAGAGGATTGAATTCAATGCTGCACCGACTGAGATGTTTATTTCGGCCAGGACATCTAGGGCCGAGCAGCCAGAGGCTTTGCAGGGAATTCACTCAGAGAATGTGATGCTGGTGGCTGATGAGGCAAGTGGTGTGCCGGAGCAAGTGTTTGAGGCTGCGGCTGGATCGATGTCTGGCCACAACGCTGTGACTTTATTGCTGGGCAACCCGGTGAGGTCAAGCGGGTTTTTCTACGACACCCACACCAGGCTGTCAGAGGAATGGACCACATTCCAGGTGAGCTGCCTGGACAGCCCGAGGGTGTCGGATGAGTATGTCAAAGAGATGGCCATGCGCTATGGGGAGGACAGCAATGTCTATCGCATCAGGGTGGTCGGGGAGTTTCCAAAAGGGGACGATGACACTGTCATTGCCATGGACCTACTGGAAAGCGCATTGAACAGGGATGTGGCTGCCAGTGAATACGCGCCAATGATCTGGGGCTTGGATGTGGCAAGGTTTGGATCGGATAGATCGGCACTGTGCAAGCGCCAAGGCAATGCGGTGACTGAGGCGATTAAGACTTGGAAGAATCTCGCCAAGTGCGCAGCCTAAAGAGATATTGGTGGACAGCATTGGATTGGGCGCTGGGGTGGTGGACAGGCTGCGGGAGCTGGGCCTGCCAGCTAGGGGCATCAATGTGTCTGAAAGCCCAGCCATGGGTGGCACTTACCGAAACCTAAAGGCCGAGCTTTGGTATCGAGCGCGTGCCTGGCTGGAGGCGCGGGACTGCAAACTGCCAAGGGACGATGTCCTGATTGGTGAGTTGGCCACTGTGCGGTATTCGTTCACCAGCAACGGCAAGATCGCTATTGAGGGGAAAGACGAGATCAAGCGAAGGGGTCTGCCAAGTCCCGACAAGGCTGATGCCTTTGTCCTAACCTTTGCCAGTGATGCCATTGCCGGGATGTATGGCAGTGCATCGAGCAGCAAGTGGAGTCAGCCACTGCGCAGAAATCTATCGCGGGTTGCATAATTCACATATCCACAAACATCTAGGAGGATGGCCATGAAGGCAATGTCTAAAGCGCAAAAGAAGGTCGGAAAGGTGATGCATGAGTTTGGCTCTGGCAAGCTGCATAGCGGCAAGGGTGGTCCTGTGGTCAAGAATCCCAAGCAGGCCATTGCCATTGCAATGAGTGAAGCGAAGATGCCCATGCGCGGCCAGCGCACAGCAAAGAACAAGGCGAAAAAATAATGGCAACGATGCAGCGCACCATGAGCCAAGTCATGGACAAGGAAGAGGGCGAGGACATGGAGGGTGGCGAGAACTGCCCCATGCCCACGCAAGACATTACATTGAATTTGAAAAACCGCGCCAAGGCAATCACCAGCGCGGCTTATGGCCCTGAGAATCCCAAACTGCCAAACAGCGCGTTTTGGGCTAAGAAGGCAAACACCTGGGATGTGAGTACAGAAGACGCAAAGCAAAGCCTTTGCGGCAACTGCGCTGCATTCAATGTGTCTGACAACATGAAGCAGTGTATTGCCCAGGGTATTGGCATGGAAGCTGACCCATGGGGAACAATCAAGCTGGCTGACCTGGGCTACTGCGAAATCTTTGACTTCAAGTGTGCCGCCAGCCGGACATGTGATGCCTGGGTGGTCGGTGGCCCGAACACTGGTGAGCAAGAAGATGAAGATATGGAAGATGAGGGAGAAGAGGAATGAAACAAGGACTCTACGCCAACATAAGAAGCCAAAAAAATGAAGACCCCAGCCTGGCAACGCAAAGAGGGCAAAAGCCCGTCTGGTGGCTTAAATGCCAAGGGACGGGCCAGCGCCAAAGCCGCAGGCATGGATTTGAAAGCGCCTGTGAAGTCTGGCGACAACCCAAGGCGCGCCAGCTTCTTGGCACGCATGGGCAGCATGCCTGGTCCTGAGTACAAAGGTGGCGAGCCGACCAGGCTGCTGCTGTCACTCAAAGCATGGGGCGCAAGCTCTAAGGCTGACGCCAAAGCCAAGTCGGCTGCGATCAGTGCCAGGAATAAGGCCAAGAAATGATCTGCCCAATCGTCATTGCCACTGTCAAGGGTCATGGCCTGGCCGTGCTGCTCGAATCCATCAAGCAGTACGCGCCAGAGTGTCCGGTGTATTTGCGCGGCCCAGAGTCGGTGATTGAGAATTACCAGGCAGATTTCAAGATTTATGGCCAGCCAAGGAGCTTTGGCGAGGACTACAACGAGATCATTGAGGCAGCACTGAAAGACTGGTCATCATGCATTGTGGCCAATGACGATATTGTGCTGACCCCAAGCAGCGTGAAGACGCTGATGGAGGATGTGGCCATCATCAAGACCATGAACAGCGTGAAGGCTGGGTGGGTGGCATCTAGAACTGATGCAGCCCGGCCTTGCCAGAATGTGCGCATCAGCGATCCTGGTGAAAAGCTGTATTTTTACAAATTCCCGTCTGAGGCCCACATCAAGATGGTTGAAGAGATCAGCCCCATCTTTGCCTGGATATCAAGCGATGCGTTTGAAGAGGCAAAGTTTCCCCCTCTGAATTGGTACTCAGATGATGTGCATTGTAGGGACTTGATTGAGAAGGGTTACTCTCATTTTGTAAGCGCCAGCTATGTCCACCACATAGGCTCAAACACGATTGGCTTTAATGCGCAGAAGCTCCATGAAGACGCGCTGCCATGGCTCAGAGAGAATCGACCAACTTATGCGAGTGCCTGGTTTGATTCTTAATCTAGGCTCTGGCAAAGACTGGTGCGCTGAATATCTGAATGCAGATATCCAGGCCAGCAAGAATCCTGACTGGCTGGTGGACATCAGCAAGGTCAAGTGGGGCGACACGCTAGAGACCAGGTTTGGACAGCTGGAGATCGTGCCGGGCATGTTTGAGACGATCCTGGCCAATGATGTCCTGGAACACATCCCCAATCTGGTCGATGCCATGACCAACTGCAAAGAGCTGCTGAAGGTGGGTGGTGAGATGCGCATCCATGTGCCGTATGACTTGAGCCTTGGCGCGTGGCAAGACCCGACCCATGTCCGGGCATTCAATGAGAATTCTTGGCGGTATTACACCGACTGGCATTGGTACTTAGGCTGGCCAGATCGGTTTGAGCTGACAACACTGGAAATGAGGCTCTCAAAGGTGGGAGAAGCACTAGAATTGCCACAAGACGAAATTATCCGCACGCCACGGGCTGTGGACTCCATGTTTGTGGTTCTAACAAAGGTCAAGCCATGATTGAAAATATTACCGAAAATTTATCGACTGACATTGCAGCCACCGAGCCGATGGACGATGCAGAGCTGCAAAGCATCATTACCCAGGACTTGACCGATGCGGTGAGCTATGTGGACAGTGATCTGTCACCCACACGCGCCAAGGGTACTGAGTACTATCGCGGTGATTTATTCGGCAATGAGGTCGAAGGCAACAGCAAAGTGGTGGCCATGGAGGTGCGCGACACTGTGAGCGCCATGCTGCCAAGCCTGATGCGAGTGTTTTTCAATTCTGAGAATGTGGTGGAATTCACTCCCCGTGGCCCAGAAGATGTGAAGATGGCACAGCAGGCGACTGACTATGCGAACTACATTTTCCAGAACGACAACAATGGGTTTTTGACCAGTTACGCTATCTTCAAAGATGCCCTGGTGCGTAAATGCGGCATTGCCAAATTTTGGTGGGAAGATGAAGAGCAAGTGCGCATTGAGGAGTACTCTGGCCTAGATGACCAGACACTTGAGATGCTGATGCAAGAGCCTGGCGCTGAAGTGAAGATCATCACATCGTACCCAGACCCCAGCATTGACGAGCTGCAAATCTCTACTGTTGACCCAGTGACTGGCCAGCCAGTGATGATGCCACCCGCCATGGTCCACGATGTGCAGATCAAGCGCATCACAAAGGATGGCCGAATTCGCATCATGGCTGTGCCGCCAGAGGAGCTGCTGCTGGACAGACGCGCCAGGTCATTTGACGATGCCACGATCATTGCCCACCGCCAGATGGCCACCATGGCTGATCTGTTGGCCATGGGCTACGACCAGGATGAGATTGAAGAGAATCTGTCAACGACAGACCTGGACAGCAATGACGAGTATTTGGCGCGTCAGCCACTGAGTACAACATTTGGCACAAATGACGCTGCCAATCCGATGATGCGCAGAGTGCTGTACATCGAGGCGTATTCCCGTGTGGACTACGATGGTGACGGCATTGCCGAGCTGCGCAAAGTCTGCTGCATGGGTGGTGGCTATAAGGTGGTGCGCAATCTGCCAGCCAGCTACATTCCATTTGCTGACTTCCCATGTGACCCAGAGCCACACACAAGCCCCTTGGAGGCAATGTCTATTTTTGACATCACCCGTGACTTGCAAGAGATCAAGTCTGAGATTCTGCGCAATACATTGGACAGCCTGGCTCAATCCATCCACCCGCGCACGGCAGTGGTTGAAGGCCAAGTCAATATTGACGATGTCTTGAACAACGAAACAGGGGCGATCATTCGCATGCGCGCCCCTGGTATGGTCCAGCCTCTGTCCACGCCATTTGTTGGCCAGGCTGCATTCCCGATGATGGAATACATGGACCAGATCAAGGAAGATCGCACGGGCATGAGCAAGGCGGCCATGGGTTTGAATGCTGATGCATTGCAGTCCAGCACCAAGGCAGCTGTGAACGCCACGATCAGCGCCAGCCAAGGCCGCATTGAGCTGACAGCACGCATCCTGGCTGAAGGCATGAAAAAGCTCTTCAAGGGCATTTTGTTCTTGACGATCACTCACCAGGACAAGGCACGCATGGTGCGTCTGCGCAATGAGTGGGTGCAGATCGATCCAAGATTCTGGGATGCCAGCATGGATGCCA